CATTGATATTCTGTTCAAATTTCTCACGGTCAATGATTTCAACCTGTGCCTGTGTGATTTTTACTTGTAATTCTTGCATGTTGTCCCCTTTTATTAATAATCAAGGTCATTATCATCTAGTAGCTCGCCTTGGATTGGCTCATGAGGTGCCTCAGGCTCCATCTCAGGGACTACAGGGCTTACCTCTTGCTCTCTGTTAAATTGCTCAATCTGAGCCATTTTGCGTGCCACTACATCCTCACGGCTTTCTTGAGGCACTTGAGGAGTGACATCCTTGATACGGTCAAATGTTTCCCCTCCATCATCCTCTGTGTACATATTCCCTAAATCCTCAGGAAACGCCTCTCTAAGAGCATTGACTAGAGCTGTCTTTCTAATCATTGTGGCTGGCATGCTGTTCCATGTGCTTTTTTTCTTGTCATATTCCTCACGGCTGACAAAGATTTCCACAGGTACCTTAAAATTTTTTCGGTATACTCTAGCCCATCCACCGACAAGAGTATCCCCAGGGAGCATGATTGCGCCTTTGCGTTCGTGCATTACGCCCTCATCATCTACAGTGACCACTCCAGCCTCAAAGCCCTCATAGTTTGGATTTTGTGCAGCACGTTTCAAAAATGCCTCTTTGGATACAATGAGACTAAACTCTGTCCCCCCTGATTTATTTTTGTACGCTACGATGTATACCTCATTGGCTAATGGGTTTAGATTGCGCCCCTTGATTAGGGACAAGGCTTGTCCTACTTGTTTCTCTGTCAGTAGGTTTTGTGGGTCAAAATATCGCTTGACATCTTGAAAAGTCCATACACTAGTATCTACAGAGATGTCACGCTTTGTCTGTGTTGTCATTTGATTATTGTTTGTCATTCCTTTTACCTCTATTGTGTTTTAAATTCCAATTTTCACGCTCAAGGCGCTTGTTTTTGTTCATAAGTGAGACTATCTTGTCCTGTTGCTCATTGATAATAGCTCCTAGCTCACAGCAAGTCTCAAAGTGCCTCTTTCTCCAATAGGCATTGTCCTCATAGTGTTCTCTATCCATAAGCTAACAATCTCCTACATAAATCCACTGACCAGCACTGAATACATAATCAGCAGGGTCAAGCTCATCCTGAGGCTCTTGAGGCTGTAGATAGTCCCTGTCATAGTCAAAAGTTCCAAAGAGTCCTCTGTCCATCATTTGCCTCCATTGTTATAAATATCTTGTAAGACATTGATTAGTTTTTCCTGCTCGTAGATGATTTCAGAGCAACTTTGAAGACCTTGAGCAAGTTTGATATTTTCAGTAGATAGCTCATTTAGTAAGTCATTTTTTTGTCTGATTTCCTCTTTACATTTTCTAAGTTCGATTTGTAGAGTTCTTAAATCAATTAGATTGCTCTTGTCTTGTTTTGACTCTTGAATTGGCTCATCTGCCAAGATTTCATCTAGTCCTAAAAAGTCTTTTAATTTATTCCACATTTTCTTACTCCTCATCATCTTCCTCTGTCATGTTTTTCTCAATAGCCTCTCTTGGACTCATTCCATCCAATACATCCTTGATAGTATGTGAGACATCATGGATAGCCTTTAGTGGGGTTTCTAGTTCGTCATCTAGTTCCAAAAAATTTACTGTCATCAATCCAAACACGGATATTTTATGTAGTTCCTTTTGTAGCTGTTTGATACGTTCAATTTTTTCTTGTTGGTGTTTGATGAGTTCTTTATCAGTCATGATTTTTACTCTCTTTCTTTTATTTATTTATATTAGTATTAGTTTGTTATTAGTTAGTACTTATTATTAAGTTAGTACTTGTTATATAGTTAGTATTTATTAGACGGCAGTTTTTAACATGGCAATTTTTAACATGGCAATTTTTAACATGGCAAAATCTTCCAAGTGTAAAATTATTCTATCTAGTTACCTGTGGATAACTCCTTTGTCAGATTTTCTTTTAAGTAAGTTTTATAGCTCTCTGACATGGGACAATCTGAGAAAAACCGTCTAAATTCTGTCCCATTCCCTCTGCCATGGCTAATCCTCACAGATAGCAAGTACCCACACTGCTCTAGTATTTTGAAATGTCTGTCCACTGTCCGCCTACTGATATTTAACCGTCTAGCGATTTCCTCAGGGTATACAACCCAGTCAGGCTTATTGGTTAAGATTACCGTCAATATGCCTATTGTTGCAGGTTCAAGTCTGTCATCTTGAGTGAAAGCGTTATTGAGCGATGTGTAGTTTTCGTAAGTGTTCCTGATTATGTACTGCATACCTCATATTGCGTCCCCTCTCTCTAAAATTCTTGGCTGTGTGCACCTAAAATGATGTTATAGTATGAATGTCCAGCAGGGATTGTGTACCCTGACAGATTGTCAACCTGTGAGCCATCTGCCATGATATTGATTATCCGTGGTTCCCATTTCTTTTTTATTGATTTCATGGTATAATTACCTCATAAAGTATTTTTCTAGCTCTCAAATGGATTGGCCGTCTTTTGAGGGCTTTTCTTTTAGCTTGTCAAACGTTCCTGATTTAGAAACTTGTTAATAAAGTACTGTTGACCTTTGCCAGTTACAAGTGGTGTCTTGCTTACTGTGATGTGGCCGTCAGCATGTGTAATACTGGTTTCTTTGACTCTGATGAGTCCCATCTCTACGCTCTTTTGTGTTGGCATGTTCCAATCACGCCCATTGCGCTTAATGAGATAGCCGTGAGTTCTGAGCCAATTAAACAAGCGATTAGCTCCCATGTCTATCCCATTCTGTTTGAGCAACTTAGCAAGCTCTCCAACTAAGATAGATGTGTGACTTGCACTGACTGCCTCAGCAAAAAGCACTTTGGGACGGTCAGCCTCAATTTTAGCCTCTAGCTGATGGGCTTTCTTGTCAGCCATGAGCAAGGCTCTTGCCATGATTTTCTCAGGGCTGTTGAAATCTTTTTCAACTTGTATAAAGTATTGTCTGACTTGTTTGCCTCGCTCTGTTCGCTGTATCATGGCAATTTCTTTGGCCATGTCTAGCTTGATGATGTGGTCAACTTGATTAGTTGAATTTCCTTGAGCTGTTACTCTTTTTTGAGTAATAGCTAGATAGTCTTGATTTTCAATAAAACCATATTCTGTCATACGATTAAACCAATCATTGTATCTAGTCTTGACATCTAAAGCCTCATGTAGTTGTCTACCTGACACCACTGGCTCATGGTTGTCATTAAGTGTTACGTTTATGATTTCGTCCATCTGTGCTCCTCTCTTATATGATTTATAATCTTATTGAGATTATAAAAAATTAAACATCAGTAGATGTTACACCTAAAATATCATCAGTAGATACTCCAAAGAATAACGCTAGATTTTTAAGATGTTTCCCGCCAATATTTGATTGGTTTTTCTCCCAATTACTGACAGATGTTTGTGTGACACCTAACTGTCTAGCCAATTCTCGCTGCGACATCTTATTATTTTTTGCTCGCAACTCTGCGATGGTAATCATGTGATGTACCTCCTTTTTTTATCGTTAATGTCATTATATATGATTTTGTATCTCATGTCAACTATTTTTTATGATTTATTTTAATATTTTTTAAAATATTTTTTATTTCTTTCAAAAACATAAAAGTTTTTTCTTATATAATTGATTTATAATCTTGTCTATGATATAATTAAATTATCAAAGGAGGGCAGAACTATGAAACAATTAGGGGATAAGATAAGAGAATTAAGAGAAAGAAAAAACATGACACAGACAGAACTTTCTGAAATTCTAAATATGAAAACATATACAACTGTCTCGAAGTGGGAGAAAAATGAAAATTTCCCAAAAGGGAAAGACTTGAAGAAACTAGCAGAAATTTTCAATGTTACATCTGATTATCTCCTAGGTCTAGCAGATGAAGAAAAAGAAAAATATCATACTGAAAGAAATCCTGAGATTTTAACAATTTTTAAGCAATTAGACAAAGATAGACAATCAAATGTTATAGATTATGCCACTAGCCAATTAAATGAGCAGGTTAGCACCAAAAGCACCACTATCCTAGATAAGTACAAAAATGATGACTATGTTATAGACTACGTAGAGGGCTTGGTAGCTGCAGGCCATGGAACTTTTCAAGAGGATAATCTACACATGGAGGTTAAACTCAGAGCTGATGATGTGCCAGAAAACTATGATACAATAGCTAAGGTAGCAGGGGACTCCATGGAGCCTCTTATAAATGACAATGACCTACTTTTTATCAAAGTTACTAGTCAGATTGATGTCAACTCTATTGGTATTTTTCAGGTAAACGGCAAGAATTTTGTCAAAAAGCTAAAAAGAGATTATGATGGCTCTTGGTATCTTCAAAGCTTAAATAATAGCTATGAAGAAATCCATCTAACAGAAAATGACGACATCCGCACAATCGGGGAAGTCGTAGATATTTATAAAGGTTAAAAAAATATGTGCAATCACTGAACCACATTAAAAGCTGGGAGGTAATTTCATGAAAAAATTATTGTCTTTAGGCTTGTTAAGCCTTTCTGTTGTCACCTTTGTGGCATGTTCTCAAGGAAAAAGCTCATCTTCTGAGGCTGGCTCAACATCAGAGGTTAAAACTGAGCAGTCAACTGAGAAAAAAGTACCGACTGAGTACAAGACAGCTGTAACTAAAGCTAAGCAGTACGCTGAAACTATGCACATGTCTAAAGAGGCGATACGTTCTCAATTAGTAGGATATGAGAAATACTCTCAAGAGGCTGCGGACTATGCTGTAGATAACTCTGATATTGACTACAACAAACAAGCTCTTGAAAAAGCTAAGCAATATCAGGAAACTATGGCCATGTCCCCTGAGGCCATCCGTGACCAACTTGTAAAATATGAGAAATTTACTCAGGAAGAGGCAGACAGCGCTGTTTCTAATCTAAACTAATAAAAAAGCCCCACGCTCACAAAGTTTGGCTACTCTGAGCGTGAGGTGGGATGTATAGAAAAATAGGCATTAAAAAGCCCTCTTTTCTATACCCTATTTTATCAAAAAGGGGGTACAAAATCAATGAAATCAACAAACAAAGTGGCTATCTATGTCAGAGTATCCACTACCAATCAGGCTGAGGAGGGGTACTCTATAGATGAGCAGATAGACAAATTAGAGTCCTACTGTAAAATTAAGGATTGGACGGTCTATAAAGTCTATACTGATGGAGGTTTTTCAGGCTCTAATACTGAGAGGCCTGCACTAGAGAGACTCATCAAAGACGCTGACAAAAAGAAATTTGATACAGTCCTAGTCTATAAGCTAGACCGCCTCAGCCGTAGTCAGAAAGATACACTATTCTTGATTGAGGATGTATTCATCAAGAATGGGATTGAATTTCTGAGCTTGCAAGAGAATTTTGACACCTCTACACCGTTTGGAAAAGCCATGATAGGCCTCTTAAGTGTCTTTGCTCAGCTAGAGAGGGAACAAATCAAGGAACGTATGCAACTAGGCAAGCTAGGGCGTGCAAAGGCTGGAAAGTCCATGATGTGGACTAAGACCTCTTATGGCTATGACTATCACAAAGAAACAGGCACTATGACCATCAACCCAGTCCAGTCTCTAGCTATCAAATTCATCTTTGAGAGCTACCTATCAGGCAGGTCTATCACTAAGCTCAGAGATGACCTTAATGAGAAATATCCAAAAGAAAAACCCTGGCACTACAGAGCGGTCAGAGTGATATTAGATAACCCTGTCTACTGTGGCTATAATCAATTTATGGGAGAAATCTACAAGGGCAATCATGAGCCCATTATCTCTAAAGAAACCTATGACAAGACACAGAGAGAACTCAAAATCAGGCAAAGGACTGCAGCTGAGAATATCAACCCTAGACCATTTCAGGCAAAGTACATGCTTTCAGGGATTGCTCAGTGTGGCTACTGTCTAGCACCCCTAAAAATCATGATGGGCATGATTAGAAAAGATGGCACTAGGTTAGTAAAATATGAGTGTCATCAGAGACACCCTAGAAAGTTGAGAGGAGTCACTACCTATAACGGCAATAAGAAATGTGACTCAGGATTTTACTACAAGGATGAACTTGAGGCTTTTGTCTTGCAAGAGGTCAATAAGCTACAGCATGACTCTGAATACTTAGAGACAATCTTTTCAGACAACCACAAAGAGACTATAGACCGTGAGAGCTATCAGAAACAGATTAAAGAGCTATCTAAAAAACTGAGTAGGCTCAATGACCTCTACATAGATGACAGAATTACCCTGGAAGAATTACAGGCAAAATCTGCTGAATTTTTAAACATGAGAGCCTTGCTGGAAAAAGAGCTAGAAAATGACCCGTCTCTTAAACAAGAGGAAACTAAAAACACTATCAAGCAATCTCTGAATAAAGGAGACATCTCCAAGATGGACTATGAGTCTCAAAAAGCTATAGTCAGAGCCTTAGTCAAGAAAGTCCAGGTCACAGCTGATAGCATTGTCATCAAGTGGAGGATATAGAGAGAGTTTTACTATCCCTCATTTCAATCAAGGATAGTAAAATTACTTAAAAACCGCTTTTATCTCCTTATCGTTTCTCAAGGAATTAAGAAGAGTTATTGTCGTTCTTATCTGCTTGTCATTTTGTAAGGAATTAAGGAGAGTTATTGTCGTTCTTATTTCCTTATCATTTCTCAGGGAGTTAAACAAAAAAAGACCGCTCAGTTTTTGAGCGGTCTAGGTGTAATTAAATTTTGAAAGTCTTTCTATTTTTATTTTTTTATTTTGCTGTAATGAGCCCGTCAGGCTCTACTGTAAATTCAGGCTTGTCTGCCATTCTACCATCTGAAAGTAGCAAGTACCAGCCATCATTATATTTGATGAAACAATCAGATTTCATGTCTCCATTTACTACATCTAAGTAGTACCATTTGTCATAATATTTGACCCAACCAGTGACCATAGCGCCATCTCTGCTGAAATAGTACCACTTGCCATCAATCTTCTTCCATCCAGTAGCCATTTCCCCTGACTTATCGAAGTAGTACCATGTTCCATCTGGTCGTTTCTTCCACTTGTCAGCGAGCATATAACCCGAGTCATCGAAATAATACCAAGTTCCGTCAATCTTTTCAAACTGCTCTTTAGGATAAGAACCGTCTGAGCGTACATACCAATAGCCCTTATCGTTTTTTTGCCATCCTTTTTTAATTTCAAGACCGTTTTCGATATCGTGCTTGAATTGTTCACGACTAATACCCCAACTTGCTAAGTAAGGATACGGATCAACGTGGTCGCTAAAATTGTTAGGTTGGTTATTCGTACAGTATTCGTGCGATTTAATACCTTCTAAATCGTCTGAATCAAGAGTTTTTGGAAGTCCTGCTTCATCTGCAAGATTGCGTAGCAATTCGATATACAGTCTGTAATCTTCCATAAATTCTTCTTTAGTTGAATGACTTTCAATCAACTCAACTGCTGCGTAGGTTTCGTAGTTCCAACCACCACCGACATCATAAGACCCATTATTTACTGGTCCGACTTGCATTACACGCCCATTCCCGACAACGTGAGAGAAAAAGCCAGATTCTACTGGTCTGCGCATGTGGTAGTCTGCTTCATTTTGAGCAGTTGAGTTTTTGTTGCCCGTTGAGTGAGCATGAATTTGATGATAAGGAGCGTATCCGATTTGTGGAAGTCCTTCTCTATATCTGCTTGTATCAATATCCATTTTTATTTTTCCTTTCTTATGGTAAAACGCCCGGCCACGGTTCACTCGTTAAGTACGAGATTGAGCTTACACGGATATCTCCGATGTCACGGTCTGTTGGTACTGGGTCTGTAAATTGAAAACGCAACATGTTACTGTCTCCGTAGCCTCCTAAGTACCATGTGCCGTAAGGCGTTCCTTTGTCATTGTAAATGCTGCCAATTAAACTAGCCTCAGACCTGAAACCTTGAGGTACACCACTTAAACCTAAAATATAGCAATTTCTTTCTCTGTCGCTACCTTGTGCCTCGTATCCTGCGCCACCTCTACGAATGACACCGAACCAACCCCAAGAAAGCCCACCGAATTGATACATAACAGTGTCATTTTTCCTGCGTACCTTTAAATATGAGCTTCCTAGTTTAGAACGGATGTTTAAAGTCCGCCAGCCTGTGTCCCCTGTCAGTACCTCCCAGCCCTGAGAGCCGTCCCCTGAGCGTTTAATCCACTTTAGGGCTCCATTTGTGACAGCTGTGTCCACATAAGTAGTCCCTACAGGAGCGCTTACCTTGCCATTAGGCATACCAGTTCCGTGGATTTCATACTGACTGGCTGGAGCGCTTGGCAAAACAATGCTACCACCTCCACCAGATAAGCTGACAGTATTGTTAATGAGACTGAGCTTTTGAGGCTCTTTATGTTCAATGACTGAAAGTCTTTGTTTGACCTCTGTATCGTTGTAAGGCTGAGGGATTTCAGACTTTTTAGCGTACTCCTCAAGACTTTGGTGCTGAGTGAGATAACCCTTACTTGCAAGAGTCTCCTCTGTCACAAATTTTGAGGTATCTACTCCAGTCTTATTTTCAAGCCGTCCCACTCGTTCCTTGAGCTCTGTGTCATTGTATGGCTCAGGGAGTTCTGAGTGTTTAACGTAGCCATCCAGGCTCTGATGTTGAGTCAAGTAGCCTTTGCCATCTAGCTCTGACCTAGTGACTAGGCTACTAGTGTCTACACTTGGCTTGTTCTCTAAAGCCTCTACACGCCCTACAAGAGGCTTGTCATTATAGATGGTGTCATTGTCAGGCTTAGCCTTTAAAGTCTCAATATCGTCCAAAATATGAGCGATTTCACTCTGATTAGCCTTGGTTGCTAACTCAGCTCTTAGCTCACTGTCATCATAGGCTGTGCCTGGAGTGTTATTTTTAGGCAGTAAACTCTCAAGCTCATCCTTTGTCACAATATCCTTGACATCTATGACACGCTTTGTCTGAGACTCCATGACAGGTGCCTGAGTAGCCTTATCAATTTCAGAGATTTTGACACAAAAAGAAAAAGCATACACATCAGCTGCTTTCTCAACTTTCTCAAAATAGATGTATCCTGTGACTGTCTCACTGGCAATTATCAGAGAGTTATCAAATTTAACTGTAAAGCTGTTGTCATCTATCGTAGCCTCTACCTCTTTATAGCGCTTGGTGCCTTTAAAGTGAAAGAGACAGATGACTTTCTCAGCTGTCAGCTCGTTCATCGTGAAATGAAACTCAGCTACATTCTTATCTTTGCTGTAAATCTCATGATGGAGCTTGTCAATCCCTCTGACATTGCTGGTTAGCTCTATCTTTTTGCTGATAATTTTTTCCAATTTTTGCCCTCCTTTCCAAAAAAAGAGAGCCTACTAGGCTCTCTGTGTTAATCTTCGCTAGGCTCTGTATATGTTAGAGCTCGCTCACTGTCTGAAATCCCTGCTGTAGTAGGGTCAGGGACAATGTTTAGGGCGCTCACGATTGATAAACCAATAAGATAAGGGTTTGATAAGAATTTCAAGAACAACTCATAAACTCCAGCCCAGCTAGTCAAATCCTCAAATTTCAACCCAAAATAAGTCAAAATTGGTAGGATGATAGCAAGCAATAGGCGGATGACAAAAGCTCTGTTCTTAAAGCGTACTAGCCAGTTAATTTTCATGTTAATTCCTCACTTCTAAATTGTTGTATTTTTGGTAGAGGCTATCAATGTATCCATTGCCTCCAAGTTTCTTGTAGCTATTGTGCATTTTATGCACAATGTCAGACTCATGAACCGTGGTATATCCACGATTGATTGCCGTAGTCATGTCTCTCTCAAGTCTCAGATACATTGTGACCAGATGAGCCTCATCATGTACTACTAGTTTATCGTTGACCTCACTTATTTTTTTGTTGTTATCCTCTCCAACCTCTCTGATGTCATTGACTGATGACTGGATAGTCCCTAGTTCATCTTTGAGCTCATGAAATTGCTGTTTATTCAAGTTGGCTGACTTGCTTGCTGTAAGTCCGAACCATCCAGTAGCAATAACACCCACAGTAGGGGCTAGATGTGCTATTAAATCTGATATAGTCACGCTTGCCCCCTCCTTTCTTATTGTGGCACTGCCTCAGTATTCAACTCTGTTCTTGATGTTGGAGTATTTTCTTTTGGTGGTTCCCATTTCCAAATACCAATCTTTCCATTTTTATCAAGTTCTTCAAGTTCTTTCAATGTCTGACCCTGATAAGTAAACGGCTCATTTACTTGTACCATGACACGCTTGCCCTCTTGGAATTGCTCGCTGTGCTCTGGGTTTTCAATCGTGAAAATTTCTTGTGATTGGTAAGTCTTGCCAGTTTTACCGAGATCAACCAATTCAAGACCACGCTTAAATACTGTTGGATTAAGCGGGTTATCCGTATCAGTTACACGAGCCAATACCGCCCAATCTGCAACTGCTTTTACTTCCGCAATCTTAGCATCTTTTTGCTCAAGTTTTGCTTCGTATTCTTGCGCTTGAGTTTGCAAGTCTTCTTGAAGCTTCTTCACACCATCCGCTGGATTCAGCTCAGTAGCTACTTGACCGAGTACGGCTTGAATAAGGACTTCATCTGTTTCGTTCACACGGTCACCGATTAGTACACGGTCAAAAGCTGTGTATGGTGCTTCTTGACGAATTGCAACGAAAGTACGGTTGTTTTCTTGTAAGTATTTGTTTACTACTTTAAATGTCATATATTATGCTTCCTCTTTTTCTGTTTCTTTCTGTGCTTCTGCTTGTAGTTGTTGAAGCTGCGCATGCGCTTCTTCATAAAGTGCCTTGTAGTTTGCGCATTCAATCGTCTTGTTTGCGAGTTGAATTGCTAAATCATTGATGATTTTATCTGTTGTGTTCATGAAATTCCTTTCTAAATCTTGAGGTTATAACGTCCCGGTGCTCCGAGTTTGTTGCGTTTAAAATGAGCTTCAATACCTGCGAAATTCTTATCGATTAAATCGAATAGATAAACTAAAGAATGGCCACGGATTACAATATCTCTTGTTTCTGTATTGATTTGTACTCCTCCGCCTTGCGAATTTGGTAAAAAGTCCATTGACTTTCCGTAAAATGTTATAGCTGTTTGAACGTTATCCCCTGAACGACCATTCCAAATTTGAATGCCAGCAGATGTGTGTTCGATACCTGTAACACCGTTACGGTTACTCATTAATTGAGTATATGCGCCAGGAACTCCGTTTAGTATACCTTGACCAAAGACAAGGAATTGCATAGGTCTGTTAGGGAATCTATTCCTGATTCCTACCGCTTCCTTATTCATGTCAATCCAGCCAGTCTGTAAATCAAAATCTGTAACGCCGTTTAGAGAAGATAGCTTACCGCCTTTGATGATGTTAGCCGTCAATCCTTCTGTGACAATGTTTTTTGCTGAAATATTGATAATATTAGCCTTGCTTGCGTCAATTTCTCCGATGTGAGCCGTGCCAATTTGAGCGTTGCCGATCATAGATTTTTTAATCACACCGTCTTGGATATAGGTTTTTTCTCCGACTGAGATTAGACCCTCGTTGATTTTAACTGAGCCGTCAGGATTTAGGTTAATAGCACCTAGTACATCACTAGCGCTGTTCAGAGTTCTAACAGACCATGAGTTAGATAACAGTGTCATTTGTGCCCGTGTAGCCTCTGAGGTTTTTTTTGCCTCCTCAGCCTTTTCAGCCACTTTAATTGCCTGTATTTGAGCATTTTCTGCTAGTTCTTTAGCCTCTTTTGTCTGTTTGTAGGCGTCGTCAAACTGGCTAGGCTTGTAAACCCCTGTTCTACTACCTCTAACTAAAATAGGTTCTTTAAACTCAACCCAGCCGTTTTTACCAAGGTAAATATAAAATGGATAGTTTTCATCTTCACCAAAAGTGAAATCATCTTGAACGGTAAACGTTCTTTGAAACTCTTGCCATTCATCTGACGCTTGAGTGTTAGGGTTTGCTAAATCAGCGGACAATAGATGTTTATTTAATTTGTGGTTTTTTACAACAAATACAAAGTTAGTATCAACTGCTTGCTTAATACGATACTTAAAACCTAGTGTGTATGTTTCACCACGATAGATTTTTTTAACGTAAATAGGGAGTGTGAAACCACTAAAATTATAGCTTGTTAACCCTTGCGCTTTGATTGTAAATACTCCATCATTAACAAAGACCTCAACACCTTGTCTTGAAGCGTTGACAAGTGTGTTTGTTGACATAGTCAATGAATTGACAATCAAGTTGTTATCGTCTGTAACGTACTTACCAACCTCAGTCTGGAATATCTCGCTACTCATGACAAGCCGTGATATCTTGTCAGGTGCTCCTTTCTCGGTTGTTCCTAAGATACGCTCATGGAGTTGGGCTGTTTCTCTTAGCTGTTGAAATTCTGAAAGAGAAACCTTGCCATTTAGGTCAGTCCTTAAATTAGCAATTAAGTTAGAGGTTTCTACAGCCGTTTGATTGGCCTTATTTAAAGCCTGTCCTGCCTTACCGTCAATTTGAGCGGTCTGAGTTTTCAAAATAGATAAATTTTGTTCATTATCTTGCCTGTATAGTGACAACTCTTGACCTGTTGAGTTAGAGGTGTTTATAGCATCTTGAGCAAGTCTCTTAGAGGCCTCAGCTAATTCTTGAGTAGCATTTGACTTTTCTAGTAAATCAGAAACTTTCTTGTTAGTTTTATCGTTTAAAACCTCCATTTTAGCGTTGACAGACTCAAGCTCTTGCTCTACCTCTCTCTGGACACGGTTAATATCCTCAGTGTCAAGCCGTTTTTCCCACATGCTACCATTCCAGATATACATCCGTTGATATTGGCCATTCTTCTCAAACCACGTATCACCTATTTTGTGCTCAACATTTTTAGCTGGTGTTTCATACCAGATTTTATTACCAGTGCCACTGATAAGATGTTGAGGTAGAGCGCTCTCAATAGCAGACTGTTTACTCTCAACAACCGATAGACGGTCAGCAATTCCTGCAGTCATACTAGATGATAGTGACTGTCCGATAGTGCCAAGCGTTATCTCCTCATTAGAGTCAGTGTAGACATCATAGACCACCTTGACTACTTTCTCAGTAGTCGTAGTGATGTCAAATTGTGGATAGTAGAGAGGGATGATGTCACAGAGCTCAACTTCCTCCATGACTCCAAAATCTTGATAGTCCAAAGTCTGTGACAAATCCACATAAGAGACCTCTGTAGAGATTTTAGGAGCACCAATATTATTGCTCTTGATGTAAGACTGAGCTAGTGACCTCAATTTTTCAGCTGTTGGGGGGTGTTTATCATCAAATTTACTTGAGAAATCTACGAGAGATATTCTTCTCTGAGCGTATAGTCTCAAGTAAGAGCTATCTATGATGTGCTCTGGTAATGTGACTAAGACCTCTTTTGACTCCTCACTTGACCCATTATTTGATGGTGTGTAACGTGCAAAAGGATAGATTGAGGTGTAATTCCCGTTTAAAAGCCTTTCCTCCTCAACACTGAGTAGGTTGCGCCCATACTCTAGCACTGTAGGAGCTTTACGCCCCATCTGTTTATGTAAGATAATAAGGTTATTATCGAACTCATACTCACCACCAAAAACATCAAGGATGGAGCCTGAGACCCCACCTAATGCTTTCCTGGCACTTCCAACCTTATCTACTTCCCATGAGATATTACCTGTAGTTTGGATGTCTGAGCTAACATCAAATACATCATCTCCTACTAGGTTATCTTTCCAAAGTCTAAGAGCTGCCTCAGCGGTAATATTTGAGGCTTTTACAATAGGTTTCAGGGCAATATCTGAGGTTCTCATAGAGATATGGCGGGCGTAAATTTCAATGTGTTCACTACTATTCTTGACTATACGGTTAATCTCAAAGGTCTGCCATTTAGTTCTCCTACCAGCGTCTGACTTGATTTTCATTTCCTCTTTAAATACAGAGGCAAAATGGCCATTCACTGGATATTTGATATATAAATCATAGTTACCATTCCTTTCTCTGGTAACAGTGACCTTATAAGCGTCTGAAATCTCACCCAGCCCAAAAGTTCTAAATGAGCGTTCATCAGCTCTATATAATACTGGGTTCATAGTTTAACCCCCCAATTCGGAACGGCTGTGATGGTAAAATTACCAGTCCATGAAATACTATTTTCTCCAACATCAAATAGAGGCATTCTGTGCTTGCCGTTTCTTGTGATTTTATCCCAGGCTGACAGGTTGCCACTATATACTAGATGTTTTTGCATGTCTATTGTGAGTTCATTTTGGACGCTCTCAAGTGATAACTGGTAGCCATTGATGGTCAAAATACCATTACCGTTGCCTCTAATTTTGATTAGTGGCTTAGATTGTACGTTACCCAAATTTTTAAGGGTCATCCCGTTTGTCAAAGGGATTTCATTGCGCCCAGTTTTTAAAAATTTGATAGGGTGAATTAAAAAATTCAATTTCACCTCACCAAAATTCCTAAGTAATTCCTTAACACTAAATGACTCAATGAAAGTAGCAAGATAGATATAATCAGGCTCCCATGAGAACTCTAACTCTTTCCATCCTTTAACATTGAGCCAGTCACTTATAGCCACCTCTGATGTTGTTAATCTCTCCACTGTGTGGAATTTCATAGGAAACTCACGCTTTACAGGTTTAAGTCTTTGATTATCTTTCAAAAGCACCCCGTCACGCCCTGGCACCTCAATAGTCTCAACATCATAAGAGGTGGAGCTGAACTCAATATCATTTATAATATTTAACCCAAAATCACTAGATTTCTTGCCATCAAATTTAATAAATGTGCTCATCAAATACCTCCTAATCTCTCTTGTTCTCTATTTGTGTACCATGCCATCTCTTTCATGAGGCGTTGTATGTCACGTTTTTCAGTCTCATCTACCTTGTTACCATGGTAGTTAAAAGTGTACTGGTTGTTAATTTCTGCATTAGTCCCTGAGTCAGATTTTTCAGTCTTAGCTTGTGCAAGTCCAAGGCTCATCTTTAAAGATTGGCTTAATGTGTTATTACCAAGACCAAGCAAGTCCTCAGCGTCAAATTTAAAGGCTGACATCTCTTTCTGGACATAGGCAAGACTATCAGTGACATCTGAGGTATTTTCTTCAATACCTACAGCGATACCTTGAGCGATATAGCGCCCTACGTTATCTCTAAATAGCCTTGATGGTGAGTGTATTCTAGCTCTAGCTCTTGCAGCTCTCTCAGCTTGAGCAACAATGGCATTAGCTGCAGCTGTCACAGCCCCTAAGGCTGAATACATACCACTTGCTAACCCTTGACTAATCATAGAGCCTACATAGCGCATAGTGGATACGCCTCTCATCCCTATTGATTGAATAGAGTTGACCATTGATGACATTGCTGATGTAGCTGAGCCAATGCCTGAGCGTATGCCGTTTGTTATTCCTGTTGAAACTCCACGCCCTGCCTGTTGACCTGCTTGAGTCATTTGACTTGCTGATTGTCTTACCACATTAGTCATCTGTTGCATACTTGAGCTCATTTGTGAGACAGCTTGCGCCATTGCTGACCTAATCACTGAATTAAGCTGAGACATAGCTGATACAGCAGAGCTAGAGATGTTAGCAAAACTAGAGGCCACTGTAGGAGCGGATGTAGCTAATTGCATGATAGATGTGTTAGCTGTCATAGCTGAGGTTGAAATCGCTGAGAATAGGCTAGGAATTGTGCCTAGCACCCCACCTAAAGCGCTAATGACTCCATTTACTGCTGAGAAACCTAAAGCCATTGCTGATGTAGCTGACATAGTGCCCATCAAGGCACTTGATAATGCTACAAGGGCGCTCTGTAAGACAGTAATGCCTGAAACAGCACCAGATAAACTACTGAATGAGGCAACTGCTAATGTAGCGAATGCACTTATTGCTGCCCCTGCTGTTGTCAGAGAGCTTGGTAGTTGGTTAATGCTTGTACTTAATGCATTTAATGCTGTTGGTAGTGTCTGAATAGATACGCTTGCAAGTTGAGCGGATGTAGCTATCAACATTAGGCCTGTTCCTGCTTGTTGCAAACCATCTCCAGCCCCAACTATACCTGAGTGAGCTATAGCAAATAGCCCTGCAGCAAGAGCTGTTAAAGTCCCTGTAAGGTCAGCTAAATTAAGGCCTACAAGTAACACAATACCCTCAGCCATCAACTTCACGCCTTGCCCTGCATTTTTAGCAGCGTTCCCAACAGACTCAAGTACATTGGCAATCCCATCTAAAATTGTTCTAATTGCGTCCCCTGTGGATGTAATCACAGTAGAAATCCCATTAAATACCGTTTCAATACCTTTACCGATACCTTGAGCAGCCGTAGAGATTGACTCTCCTACAGATGTAAAGACGGTAGCGATACCTTGTAGAGCAGTATTGATGGATGTACCTACTGAGCTGATGACCGTTGAAACGCCATTTAATGCACTTTCAACACCAATACCGATACCTTGAGCGGCTGTAGATATTGACTCTCCTACTGACCTGAAAACATCAGCAATGCCTTGTAGAGCAATATTGATGGATGTGCCTACTGAAATGATGATGGTAGCTATACCATCCATAGCTGAGTGAATACCATCAGCGATAGCCTGAATGATACTGATAATCTGAGGCGCATTGCTTGAAATCGTATTGACAATCAAGGCAAAACCATTGGCAATAGCGTCAACCAGTACGGCTATAGCTAGTGTAGCAACTGCGACACCTGCTCCAATCATCAATACTGTAGCCCCAAAGGCTAAGAGTCCGATGGCTCCAGCTGTTAATGCAGCACCTAGTGCAGCAGCACCCACGGCAAGCAAGGCAATCCCTGCCACAATCCCTACAAGAGCGATAGCAGCACCTGCTCCAGCTGATGATAATTGTATAGCAGCTTGTACTAAAATATAGACACCAGCAGCTGCTAGTAAGACCCCAGCTCCTACCATAAGCGCAGCAATTCCTAACTGCATAACTGAGCCAGCGCTTGCGCCTGCTGTGGTACCGACTGCTGTATTTCCAGCACTCATTGCAGCACTTGCTCCAGCGTTTGCAGCTTGAGCAGCGGTCAGTCCTAGGATGTTACCAATCAATGAAATAAGATTTTTCCCAAAATCAAAAGCTGACTTGAGCTCTTTAGCGATTGTGACTCCAACCTGAATACCTTTCAAAGCAACAGCCATAGTCACTAGAGCTGTAGCTACACTTCTAATAGTGTTAGCGTCCAGCCCTTTGATAAAATTAGCGAAAGAACTTGCCATCTGTGATACAAAGTTGACGATTTTGCCAGCTGACTCTCCGATAGTCTCCCATGGGATGAGGTCTGATAGCTTGTCATAGAGGTCAAGTGCCGCCTCTGATAAGTCCTTAAAGGCTTGATAAGCGTTTTTAATTGCTCCAGTATTAGAGAAAGCCTCAAGGGCAAACTGAATACCTGCAGCTAGGTCTTGAATGACCTTATTTACAAAAATGATGATATTTCCAACACCCTCAGTTAAATTGTCAAATCTATTGATGTGACTTGTCAGCTCGCTAAAGACTGACATAGCTGTCACTCCTATATCTCTGATAGTATCTGAAATATATTCAAAGACTCCAATTTTATTAAAGACTGCAAAGAACTCTGAGACAGTCTCTCCAGCTTTAGCAAAGGCACCTGTAATAGTTGAGATAAACCCATCAATGTCAATGCCCTCTAAGAACGCCCCTAGCTTATCAGCTACGCTGTCAAAATTGATTTTGTCTAAAGCGTCTGAAATCGCATTGACTGCCTTGATACCAAACGAATTGAGTTTGTCAAAGGCTGGCATTAGCTTATTAGAGAGGCTCTCTTTTGCCC